CTAGGCTGCGCTGCCCCGTACAGCGTCGCCAAGATGGATAACCAAGTCTATTGGCTAGGCAAGGATGCGCGCGGCCAAGGCATTGTCTACAGGGCCGCTGGCTACATCGGCCAGCGCGTGTCTACGCACGCTATCGAATGGCAGATGCAAGAGTATGCCGACATCTCAGACGCGACCGGCTACACGTATCAGCAGGACGGCCACAGCTTCTACGTCCTGAACTTCCCCACCGCCAATACCACATGGGTGTATGATGTCGCTACAGGCGCATGGCATGAGCGGGCGTCGTTCGCTAACGGCGAGTTTAACCGTCACCGCGCCAGCAGCCAGATGTTCTTCAACGCCACCACGGTTGTCGGCGACTATCAGAACGGCAAGATTTATTCGTTCGACCTAAACGTATACGCTGACGATGGCGCACCGCAGAAATGGCTGCGGTCATGGCGCGCGCTGCCGACAGGCGCTAACAACCTTGCGCGTACTATCCAGCACTCCATGCAGCTTGACTGCGAGACAGGCGTGGGTCTGAACTTAGGCCAAGGCAGCAACCCGCAAGCCATGCTGCGCTGGTCGGACGATGGCGGCCACACATGGTCCAGCGAACACTGGAAGTCGATGGGCCGTATTGGCCGGTCTGGTTATCGTACCATCTGGCGCCGCCTTGGCGCGACGATGAAAATACGTGACCGCGTCTACGAAGTGTCAGGCACCGACCCTGTACGGATTTACATCATGGGTGCTGAACTGCTCCTCAGCGGAACGCGTGCCTGATGGCGTATTCGCCGATCAACCCTACACAGCTAACGCCGCCGCGTGTGGCCCTGCTCGACCCACGGTCAGGCGCGATTAGCCGTGAATGGTATCGGTTCTTTCTGTCGCTGCTGACAGCTACGCAGACCAACCAAGAAGAAACTGAGTTGGCGCCGGACGCTACGTCGCTGATAGCGACCTATGACGCCATGTTGGAGTCGTTGGCGCAGACGACAGAAACGCAGCCTGACGGCGCGTCCGCATCTGACTTGGCCGTTGTGCAAAGCGAAATACAGGCGCTGGCCCTGTCACCACCACCGCTAGATGAGATAGCTATACGGGCGCTGATACCCGCATTGACCGGCCCTGTCACTAAGACGGCTGACTTTACGGTCGCGTACAACGAGACATGGATCATCAACAACAAGTCTGGATCGACTTGCGTTGTCACGCTGCCAGCCGCTGCGACCAACGTCGGACGCTATCTTACGTTCCAGAACAACCAAGACCAGAACCTTGACTCTGCGTCCAGCAACGTCGTACCGCAGGGTGGTGGCGCAGCCGGAACGTCAATTTTGCTGAACGTGTCTGGAAATTGGGCTACCCTAGTGTCAAACGGCACAAATTGGGTTATTATGCAAGCCGCTTCGTTTAACAATTTGCTGTATTAAGGAACCAGATATGGCCGTAACCATTAGTAACATCATCCCCGCTAAGACGGCGGAGAACGCGCAAACGACACAGTATACGTCGAATGGCGTGCAGACGATTATCGACAAGTTTACCGCGACTAACTACAGCATCGCGGCGGCGACGATCAGCGTCAACCTTGTGACGGCTGCGGGCAGCGCCAGCGACAGCAACTTGATTGTCAAGACCAAAACGCTCCAGCCATCAGAGACGTATACGTTCCCTGAACTGGTCGGCCATGTGCTGCCGAACAATGGCTTCATCAGCACCATCGCTGGCACGGCGTCGGCCATCAACATCCGCGCGTCAGGCCGTCTGGTTAGCTAATGCCGCCTTTCGCCGTATTTTCATTACCCAGATCGCGGTCAGCTTGGCTGTCCCGCTTTCTGACTTATGGTGAATGGATGTGCGGCCACGAAGAGTTACGGCATATGCGTAGCCTTGACGACGTGCAGGCATGGTTCTCGCAACCTAACATCGGCACTGCGGAGACAGCCGCCGCACCTTGGTGGCGACTGCTAAACAAGTTTGCCCCCGACGCCCGCGTTTTGGTTGTACGTCGCCCGCGTGACGAAGTTGCCGAAAGTCTAATGAACATACCCGGCACGCAGTTTGACCGCGACAAACTTGACGCCATACTGCTCAAGCTGGACCGCAGCCTAGACCAGATTGAAGCACGGCTGCCCAACGTCTTGTCAGTGTCGTTTGACAGCCTGAACGAAGAAGACGTTTGCGCCGCCGTGTTTGAGCATTGCCTTCAGCAGCCGCATGACTCCGCGCATTGGGCGCAGATGGCGCCGGTCAATGTTCAGATTAATATGCCTGCGATGATGCGTCACTACGCCGCCTACGCCCCTGCTATGGAAAAGCTGGCGTCGATTGCCAAACACCAGACGATAGCGGCGCTGACGCCGAAAGTAGACGAGCCGCCCGAAGGTATCACTTTTCAGACAGAAGACTTTGATAGCTGGGTGCAGGATGCCGACAAGCTATTTGACGAACATCTTGTGGAAGTTGGCGAAACACCGGGCAACTGGCAGAATAAAAACTTGCCGTTGATGCGCGCGCTGGACAATGTTGGCGCTATGCAGATAATGACTGCGCGGTGTAATGGCCGTATGTTTGGTTATTTGATGACGCTAATATCGCCGTCGCTGACTTCGCCGGACATTTTATCCGCTACGAACACCACATTCTTCGCGTCGCCAGAGTTCCCCGGTCTGGGATTGAAACTGCAACGCGAAGCAATTAAAGAACTAAAAAATAAAGGGGTTGACGAAGTGTTTTTTGAGGCAGGGAAAAGGGGTTCCGGCCCCCGTATTTCCATGCTATACAAGCGCCTTGGCGCGCAAGATCACGGTAGTGCGTACCGTTTGCAACTGAAGGAAGCGTAAAATGGGTTTGGCAGCAGCAGCAGCTATAACAGCTACATCCGCGATTGCCGGCGGCGCAATCGCCAGCAAAGCGTCTAAAAAAGCATCTAGGGCACAAGTCCAAGCGTCTCAAGACGCTAACGCTGCACAGGAACGCATGTTTCAGAAGCAGATGGAATTGCAAGAGCCGTTTCGCCAAGGCGGCATGACGGCGCAAAATGAGATTATGCAGTTGCTGGGTATCGGCGGTGACAAGACCGCACCCGGTTACGGCAGCATGGCGAGAGCCTTTGGTACAGATCAATTCCAGCAAGACCCCGGCTATGCTTTCCGCCAAGCGGAAGGCATGAAGGCGCTAGAGCGGTCGGCAGCCGCACGCGGCAGCCTGCTGTCCGGCTCCACTCTGAAGGGTGTGCAGCGTTTCGGCCAAGACTTAGCCAGCCAAGAATATCAGAACGCGTTTAACCGCTATCAGGTTGAACGCGCAGCACGCCTTAATCCGCTCCAATCGCTGATGGGTTCAGGTCAGTCAGCCACCAACGTAATGACAGGCGCTGCTGGACAGATGGGCCAGAACCAAGCGTCGAACATCTACAACGCAGGTCAAGCCCGCGCATCTGGTTACATCGGCTCTGCTAACGCGCTGACAAACGCGTTGGGTCAGATAGGCGGATACGCATCTAACGCGCCTATGAACAAAGCTATAATGGGCTATTACAACCGCAACGCACCGGGCGGCACGGGGCGCGGCGCACTATACAACCCTCTTTCAGACGACGGATAAAACATGGCTAACCAGATGATAGCACTTCAGGCGCGTAACCCACAGCTTCCTGATCCTGCGCGTCAGACCGCGCAGTATGCAAACATGATGAACATGGCGCGCCAACAAGAAGCGGCGCAGCGTCAAGCCGCGCTGGCGCAGCAAACGATGGATATTAACCAAGCGCGGGAAAAACGCGACGTAGAAAAGTTTAGTATGGACCAATCAACAGCATTAGTGTCTGCGTTAGGCACCGGCTTGATAGGTATATTACGTGACCCAAGCGACGCAAGTTTAGGCCAAGCCGCCCAAACTTTTGCCTCGGTTGGTATGGACCCTGAAAAATTTGGTGGTGTGCTGTCACAAATACAGGGTATATCCGACCCAAATGACCGCAAACTGTTCGCACTGCAATTTATCGCGCAGTCTGAACCGGCGCGCGCCGCGCTTAAGTTTGTTATGCCCGACGTAAAAGAAACACAGATAGGTGACGATACGGTATTTACCGATAACAACGCTAACTCACCTACTTTTGGTCAAGAACTGTTCAGGCTTAATGTGGCGCCAGAACGCGCTAAGTTTACTTCAGAAGTTGTTGATAACAGACTATTTAACGTAAATCCCTTTACGGGTGTCGCTGCTGAAGCAACTATCGGCGATCCAAATCAAGACCTTACCCCGCCTCCGCGCACACCTACTCTTATCAGTTCTGGTGTTAGGTCGCCATACGCAGTTGGCGGCGGCGTAGGCGCAGGGCAACCGACGATAACACCGCCGGTTGCGCCTCAAGGCATAACTCCGCCTGCACCGGCTGTCGGTGGGCCGCGCGGCGGCCCATCCGTAGGTACGGCGGGACGCGGCAACACTGCGGATGTTGTGTATGGTTTCGGCGAATATGGTTCGCCGTCAAAGCCTATTTCGCAGTCAACAATAGGTGAAGTCCAAAAATTCCAGCGCCAGCTTATCAACAACACCCGCGGCGCTATTGGTAAAGGCCCCAATATAGGCACCGGCGCTGTCGGTACATATCAGTTTACCTACGGAACGCTCCAAGAATACGCACCAAAAGTTCTTGGCCCTAATTGGCGCAACAAGACCTTTACCCCAGACGTTCAAGAGCAGCTTGCAAAAGCACTTTACAACGACCGCAAGAGCGGAAATCTTAAAGACACTTGGGCTGGCCTACCTAATAACCGTCCGGGCCAGTATACAAACGTGCCTTGGGAGCAAGTCCGCGATAAAATTATTCAGGTTGAAAGCGCCGGCGGTCCTCGCCGCAACGTTGCTACACGTACAGGCGCGGGTACGCCCGCAGGCGCAGGCACAGGTACGCCAGTAACTGTCAGTGAAGCAGTTAAGCTGCCGGGTAAGAGGCGCGTTTCAAGCCTCGTAGCCGACATGCTTAAAGAATATGATAAACTTAACAGGGCCAAAGCCATCGGGTCTTCTGAGCGCGGCGTGGCGGAAAATATTTTTGATTATCTTAGCGTCAGCGCGCCGGGTCAAGAAATACAAAAAATGTTTGGCACTAAGGCCAACGACTCACTAGCAAACATTGCTTCTTCTCGTAAACTGTTAGCTTCCGCGATGGCGGCTGCAATGGGTCTATCGTCAAAACAAGCCGACTCAAACACAGAACTTCAACTTACATTGGCTTCTTTGTCAGACGCTACCCAAGGGTACCAAGCCGTTACAGACATATTAAAGCGCGTAGACCGCGAATATGGTATGGGTACTGCATCCAGTCGGACACCCACAACTGGCGGGGCGGGCGGCAAAGATAGACCTTCTCTCGACTCTTTCCGTAGGAAAAAGTAAGC